GGGTGGATGATCGCGACGTACTTTCCGTTGATCGTCGGGGCCTTGAGCTTTTTCAGCGTTGTCACGGCCTTGTTTACCTCGGTCGGGGTAAGCTTGGACGTGGTGTCCATGCCTGCTCTGGTCTCGGCGGCAGTGTGCGCGCCTGCTGCGCTCACCTTGTCGCAGTACTGTACTGTCGTGCCAGCCGCGAGGGTGTCTCGCACAAGCTTGTCCTGCGTGGTGCCTGCCGAAGCGCCCAGTTCCTCGGTCGCACTGAGGATCACGTTGTCGATGGCGTGCAGCTCCAGCTGATCGGATACCGTCAGATAGGTGCCGTACTGTAGGATGCTTGCCGTCATGCTCGACTGTCCGAACTTCTGGCCGGTGGGAATGACGCCCTCGGTCAGTGCCGAAGCGTCCGCGAGGGTGTTGAACTTTCTCCATTCGACCTTCTTGCCCCGGCCCTTCGGCAGCGGCTGCTTCCTCGCGAACTGCGCGTGAATGAGGTTCGGACGCGCGTTTTCCAGCAGCTCCGTGTCATAGTAAGCCTTCATCAGCGACGACAGGTCGTTGGGCGCTGCGAACGCCGTGGTCGAGCCGTCGTAAGCGTTTACATAGTTCTGCGTGGTGTTGACCAGCGTACCGGCGTCCGGCGCGTGGCAGACCTGCATGATCTCAAAAAGTTTCTTCAAAATTTAGCTCCCTTCCCGGGGCTGACACTCAAAAGGTGATCTTCTCGCCCCGATTGACTCGTGCGCGAATTTCGTCGCGCTGTTGTTTCGTGAGCTTTCGAGGGTCAAACTGTACGGGCATGCCGCTTCCGGCGTTGGCCGCGCCCTCCGGAGGGCGCATCCCGTTTGCCTGGATACCGGCTACGATCTGCTGCTGTGTTGCCTGCGCGACGGCGCGCGTCCGTGCTGCCGCCAGCTCCGCCTTGTGTACGACCTCATAGGCCGTCAGCGCCGGGACGCCGTTGGATACCAGCCGCCCGAAGTCCGGGTTTGCCAGCTCCTGCGACAGATCCGCCTGCGGGTACATCGCCTGCACCTCCGCAAACTGCCCGACGATGCGGTCAAATTCCGCTCGCCGCTGCATCTCTCCCTGTGCCGCTGCATTCTCGCGCTGGAGCGCGGCGTTCTGCCGCTCCAGCTGCTTCGTGTGCATCAGCGTTTCCAGTGGGATGCCCTTCTCCATGGCCTCGGCCTCATAAAGCCGCTTGTCGTCGGTCAGCCTTCTGGTCAGCGTGTCGTAGTCGATCTTATCCGGATCGGAGACGTCGATGCCGTACTGCTGGCCCAGCACATCGAGGATGGGGGAGAACTTGCTGATCGTCCGCTTTGTCCCTTTGAGCCGTTCCGAGACGGCGGCTTTTACGCTCCGCTCGTAGTCGGCCTTGTACTTGCCCTTGATAAGACTCTCAAAGCTTTCTTCTTCCTTCTGCACCTGAGCGACGGGTGCTGTCTGCGCGGCTGCTGCAGGGCCGTGGGCTCCTTCTGGGCCGTTTGGACAACCGGTCGTGCCGACAAGGGCCGTGGCCGGACTGCTCGTGGTCGGCTGGGCGGGTGCCGTCATGCTGCCCATGCCGCCTGCGTCGGCGGCGAAAAACTGGAATGTAATTTTGCGAAGCATAATGCTCCTTTCTGCCCGTCGGTGGGCGATCCCTTGAATTTATCTCGTCGCGCTGTGCGCGGTCGATACGTTTTCTGCCGCTCAGTCCGGCTGCGTGCTCTTCTGCGACTGCTCGCGCGCATCCGTCACGGTCTTTGCCTCCGTGCCCGCTCCTTCGCCTGGCATTTCTGCCTTTGCCTTTCCGGTGGCCGGAGCCTGCGCCTGTGCATCCGCGCCAAGGATCTGCTGTGCCAGCCCGTCCGCCATGGCCGGGTCGAAGCGCTCCGCCAGTGCCAGCGCCATCTGCTGCCAGCTTGCCAGCTCCTGCTGGAGCGTCCCGTTCTGCGCGATCTTCTGGCTGATCTCGTCCTTGCCGTCGAAATCCATCATGTCGAGCGTCGCCAGCGCCTGATCTGCCCTTGTCGGATCGAAGAACCCGAGCTGATAGAATTGCAGCGCCAGCTCGTTCTGGCTGAGCCTCGTATATTCGGAGGCCTTCTGTGCGGATACCTCGATATCGAATACCGGCTTTCGCCAGGTCACATCTCCGCCAAGGCCCAGCAGCTCCTGCTGCTTGAGGTTCTGGTTGGAGTAGGTGACGTATTCCTCCGTCCCGAGCTGGCCCCGGATGCGGAATTTTCTCGGCAGATCGTAAAACTGCCGGATGCGCTCGATCACCATACGGATGAGCCGTGCGTATGCCCGGTATGCCGAGCGCGTCGCGTCCTTGGAGCTTCGCCCGGACGCCTCCTGCAATGCGGCAATGGCGCTGGCCGCCGGAGGACACCGAGCCGTTGTTTACGTCCGTGTTGCCGGTCGTCCACTTCAGCTCCTCGATCTTGTTCTGAATGACGTTTATGTAGTTTGCCGACAGGGGACTTACCGTGATCGGCATCACCGAGTCCTGCCCCAGATTGCCGTCCGTGTGTACGAACGGCTTGCGCCAGTCGGCATATTCCTTTTCGTTGATGCTTCCGTCGCTGCGAATGAACCAGCGCGGCGTGGACGCCATCACGGAGTTTTTCAGGATCGCCTGATTGAGCAGGTCGATCTGCTCCTGTGCGCTCTTGCCGATGTCGATATATCCGTATCCGGCAATGGAACCCTTCACCGGGAACAGCGCGTCGATCACGAACGGATAATCTCCGTCCTCGTAAAGCCCGCTCTGCATATTGGGGTCGTTCTCGGTCGCGGAAAGGACCGTCTCGCCCACGAATTTGCAGAAGTGGAGCACGCTTTTTCCGTTCTCGGTCTTCTTGTAATACCAGTCCACCACAAGTGACTTGTTCGTCGTATCCACCTGATCGTCCGTCTTGTACTTGCTGACAAAGGTGTTGTCGCTGCGCAGCGTGTCGCCGACCTGCGGATACCGCTGCTTGAGCACGTCGTTGTCCACCAGTTCCGCGTAGAACAGGTTCTTGCTTTTCTGGATGTCGGTCACGCCCGGCTCCCAAAAGAGGTTGAGCAGATCGATTTCCCGGATGGATACATCCCCGAGGCCGTTGAGCTTGGAGCTGTCCCAGAACACGCCCCATGCCAGCGTTCCCTGCTTCATCTTCGTCCAGCACGAATCGGAGTAGGTCTCCTCGAAATCGTTCTGCTCGAGGATCACCGGCACGATGCTGGTCAGCATCGCCGCCTCGGAGCGGTCGTCCGGCTCTCTTGGCCGGATAGCAGGCTCCGGGAACGCCGCCACGGCGTCCGCGTGCTTGCCCATAATGACGTTGAAGAGCCAAGCAGACCGCCACTGTGGGTCGTATGGATTCCCGCTCGGACTCATTTCCTGCCAGTGCTGGAGCTTCCACCACTGCTCGCAGGCAATGAGCCGCTTTTCAAGCGCTGACTTTCCGTCCTTGTACTTGTTCAGCGTGTCCATGGCCGTCCTGATCTGCGCCACGCCGATGGGCTGCATCGCCTCACCCGCTCCAATGTCGCCCAGCACGTCCTGTATCGTCGTCATATTCGTGTTTCCGTCCATGTTTCCTCCTTCTCGCGTCAGGCGTCGCTTCCGGCTTCCAGTACGCGCCCGATGCTGTAGAGCTTAAACGGCCCTTTTCCTGTGATCCGGAACCGCAGATGGTCACACCGCTGCGGGCGGATCGGCAGCAGGAACGTCCGCAGTCCGTGTCCGTCCATGTGCCCGGCGTGCCGGAACTCCCCGCAGGAGTCGTACTCGATCCAGAAGTCGCACGCGCTTCCGACGGGCAGCTGCATCCGCAGATTCAGCCGTGAGATGTATTTCTTTCCGACGAGGCCGCATGTCATGATCCCGGTCGTGGCTGACCATGGGATCTCCTGCTCGACGTTTCCGCCGCCGGAGCCGTAGGCCGTGACGAGCATCCCGTCCGCGCGGAGCATATAAAGCTCATCGTCGAGCGTTGCAAACTGCGTCGCGTGCATGCCGTCCTCCCGGTGCCAAAGCCCCTTTAGCGTGTCATATACAAAAAGCTGCCAGGCATCGCTGCTGTCCTGCATCGAGATGAAATACTTTCCGCGCACGCCTCCGGCAGCCGCCTTGCGGTAAAGCTCCGTCCCGAAGGCGTCCGAGATCAGATAGGGGAGGGAGCCGTCATAGACGCACACGCCGTCCCGTGCCTTGTAATAGAGTTTATCGGCAATGACGGTCAGGCTCTGCTCACTTCCTCGCTGCACGCCTCGGGCCTTGATCTCCTTGACCTGATGCGCGCCCTGCGCGCTCGGATAAATGCGGTGAAAGCAGTCCTCTTTGAAGAAAATCGGGCTGTCTGCCAGCGTCGCGGCTCCTGTGAAGCGTCCGTCCGTACCGCAGCTTGCGCGCCATGAATCCGTCGAAATGCCCTGATAGCACTCCCAGTTCTTGAAATCACCCAGCTTGCAGCAGTACAGCTCGTTGACGGTTTTTCCTTCGGACACGCCGTACCGGCAGCCCCAGAGCCGGTTCCCGCTCTCGGTGATGTAGTCCATCTTCGGCACACGCCGGGCGGCCTTGACCTCCCCTGTGCTCTGGCTCGCGTCCGCGTCCACGATCCCGACGATCACAAGATAGTTGTCGCCGACGTCCTGCAAAACGTGGGAGCCGTTGAGCTTTTCGACCTGATCCGTCCCGTCGAGGCCGCTGATCTGCACGCCGTCGTACTTTTTGAAGCCCGCTCCGATGCCGTTTGCCTCCAGTTTGACGTATACCGTCGGGATGCTCACCCACTGGCTCTGCACGGAACTCCACTGCTTGAGTTCATGCTTTCCCGTGTCCAGCCAGTATGCGTCATTTGCGGCGTCCTCCGGCATGGCCTGCTGCCGGTATGTGATCGTGATAACGGCCCCGTCCACGGTGCAGACCTTGATGGAAAGCGCCGTCTGCGTGCAGTCCACGATGTTTTCATGGCCCATGTAGCCGTTGTCCGTGTAGTCCTCGGTGTTGAAATACCATCCGTCCGGGAAAACGCAGATGTACGCGCCCATGGACACCATCTGTTTTTGTCCCTCGGAGAGCAGCACCCCGCCCATGTACGGAGCCATGGACAGCGCGTTGTACCACAGCACGCCGTCCTCGATCCATGCCAGCGCGTCCTTTGCCAGCAGCCCTTGGATGCCGGAGAAATCTCCGACCATTGCGCGGGCCGCGCGCTGAGACAGCAGGGGATAGTAGTCCGATGTGAGATTCTGCATCTCGTAGAATTCGCCATCGGCAATGCGCAGGTTGTGGTTGTAGCCCGCGAAGGCCTCCGTCACCAGCTGTTCCTGCGCAGGCGCGTTCAGTTCGGGGTAACGCATTATCTTTCCTCCATCATGTTCAGCGGATCGATCCACTGCGGCTTTTCCGGCACGGCCAGCATCGGCTTCACCGGACGGCTCATGCAGAAATACCGCCATTCGTCCGCGACGTGATCCTCAAGGCTCGTGTCCAGGTCCTCCGGCTTGTGCTCATCGTACATGAGCAGCGGGATCGTCCGGAGAAACGCCTTGCAGGTGTTGAAAACGTACATGCGCGGGTACCCGTTCTCATCGAATTGCAGCCGGTAGTGGCATTGCATCCAGCCCGGAATGCGTTTGTTGTCGCCCGGCGTGAAGTAAACGCGGTATCTGGCCGCTGTCTGCGCCACGCTTTCTCCGCGCGAAGCGTCCCAGATCGAAGGGTCGGCCACGCCGGTGATCTGCTTCCCGGCCAGCCATGGATGCTCTCGCTCCATCTTCGCGATCTCTTGAAACTGCACATCCGGCGACCACTTGACGCCGGTGTTCGGCTCGCGCGTGCATCCGTAAAGCTCCAGAATGCGGTAGATCACGCCGTCGTAATCGACGGCCCACCACGCGCAGGAGAACGGCTTTCCGTATCCGAAGTCGTAGCTCCGGCAGATCGTCCATCCCGGATCGGGCGTAAACGGCTCGATCACATGGGTGTTCTGCCGTGTCCGGTATCCCTCCGGGTTGTTGATAAAGTCCTCGAAAAACTGGCCCTCGTAAATATCCCACCGGCCCTCCAGCCATGCCTGCCGGAGCTTTTCCGGCAGCTTTTGCAGCGTCTGGACGTACTCCGGCTGCGTCTCCATGAGCGCTTTATTGTCGGTCACAAGCGCCTGGATGAACGTGTAGTTCTCCGGCTTTTCGCCTTCCTCAAAAATGCGATCAATGAACAGCCGCTTGAAATATCCGTGGCTCTGACCGCCCGGATTGAGCGTGTAGTAGGTGCGCTTCGGGAATCCGTTTGTACCGCGCACCGTTGTGTCGATGGCGTCCAGCCACTCCTTTTTGAGTTGCGCGGCCTCGTCGATAAATACCACGTCGTATTCCGCGCCCTGATATTGCAGAATGTCGCTGTCGTTTGCGCAGTAGCCGAACTTGATCGTGGAGCCGTTTCGGAATGTCAGCAGCTTTTTGTCCTGTGCATACCGCGCGACGCCGTTCAACTCCTGCCTGAGCTGGTTGATGTGGTTGTTGAGCAGTTCCGGATACGTCCGTCGCACAATGAGGATCTTGATCCCCGGCCAGCTGAGCGCCAGCAGCTTTGACTTCGCGCGGACGGACCAGCTTTTTCCGCCGCCTCTGGCCCCTCCGTAGGCCACATAGCGCGTCAGCGCTTCCATGAAGCGCCTCTGCTTGTCGGAGATGCGCGAAAAGTCGAGCGTTATCTTCGCCATTGTGCGATCTCCTCCGGAAGCTCGATCTCCGTCTCCGTCGTGCCGCTTGTCTTTTCATCCCATCCGAACTTTCGTTCCAGATGGAACTTTGCGCCGTTCGCGGCGGAGCTGTCGAGCCGCTGGATGTTGTAGATCTCGATTCGCGCCCCTGCGCGCGCGCAGGTCTTTGCGAACTCCTCCGATGTGCGCATCGCATCCCATTGCTTTTCGTCCAGTCCCAGCGCGCCCAGCAGCTCCGGCATGCACGGAGGCCGTGTCCATACCTCGCGCATGAGCGGCTTTTTCCCGCGCATCACCGGCACGACCGCCGTCTGCGTGTGTCCGTATTTGTCGAGCGCGGGGCATTGCATCACGATCCGTTCTCCGTTTTTGATAAATTCCCGATCCTCCAGCACCGGCTCCGTCCTCGTCACCGGCTCCCGGTAGCAGATCGATGCGAAATACCGATCGATTGCGGAGCGAAGCTCCCGCGCGCTCTTGTATACCTTTTCGTTCAGGCTCTTCGCCCCCTTTCGTTTTTCGGAAGCTCTGCCAGGCGCGGAGGTCCCCAACTCCGCGCCCAGTAGGAAGGAAAGAACATGGCTCGTACTGTCTCGGGCCTTCGCCCGGCACAGCCTCCGAAATATGCAAAAAAGCCGGACCCCCGCTTTCGCGGAGATCCGGCTTTCGCTCGTCCATATTGCCCCTCGGATGCACAAGCAGCCGACGACCTCCGCAGCAGCGGACAGATCATCGGCTCAGGCTCATAGGCTCAGGCTCAGTATTCACGATCGTGGTGTTCCTGCAATTTTTGCAGTACAGCGGGAAGTCCCGGAGCCGTGTGGACTCCAGTAATCGGACCGACGTCCGTCTGCCGCATATCGGGCAGACGACGCGGTCTCCTTCCCTCACTAGCACCTTACCACACTTTTGTTCGCATTGCAAGTACTTTTTTCGCCTCCCCTTGGCATCGTCGCAAAACCCTACACATTTACAAGGCAAGATTTAAGCGGCTCCCGTCCGCTTCAATTTTTCATCCTTTTTGGATCGAATACATATTTATAGTATTGGTATCCGTACTGTGTGGCTCTGGCCTCGACGAGCACATAGCCGCGCGGGGCGACCGGCGGATGCTCCGGGCTGTACTCCCGCACGGCCTCGGTCGCAGGCTCCGGCTCCGGCTTGGTGCAGGTGCGGCTTGCCTTGTATCTGTGGCCCCCGAACTCCTTCTGCCAGTGACCGTGCAGGTAGTTCGCCAGTGCCGTGTAGTCCTGCCCATGATCTACCTTTTCGCCGTTCTGGTTTACATAATAGTTGTGCTTGCGAAGGTGCTTGCTCTCGACCACGCTTCCGAGGCCCCACAGCTTCGCAATGGCGTCCTCCGGAATGCCGTCGGAGATCATGTGGATGTGGAAGCGGTTCGTAGATTTTCCGCGCCCGTATACCATCACGATCTTTGCCTCCGGGTATCGGTATGTAAGCCTGCGCCAGTAATTGTCGCGGATGCGCTTGATCTCTTCCACGGTATGCGCCTCAAACTCCGCGCTGAGCGTCAGCGTGGAGTAGAGGCTGGTCGGGCTGAAGTTAGCGTTGATAAGCGCCTCGAATTTTCCCGCTGAAATTTTGGAGTTGAATTCGTCGCGCTCAGCCTGCGTGGCGAAGCGCGGCTTTCGCGGCTTGCTGCTCTTGATATCCGCCTGTTCGCTCACGTTGTAGACGATCTGCGTACATACCACCCCGGCGAATATCCGGCGTTTGCATCTCTTTGCCATAATTTCTCCCGCCCTATCTTATTTTCCGAGGCTTGCGACAATTTTCCGTTCGCGCTCTGATAATTCCCATATATGTGCTGCGGCTTTCTCTGCTGCGGCTTTCTCTGCTGCGGCTTTCTCTGCTGCGGCTTTCTCGGATAGCAGTAGACCTCCGCCGAAAATCGCTTTCCCCATCGGCCGCTGGCTGTCCAGCTTCGCAATCTGTGTGCAGTCCTCGCGTTTAACCGCAAACTCTACACCGTAGTGCGCATATTTCTGCAGCATGGCTGCCGTCAGCACATGGTCCGGATATGTATATTTCGGCAACTCCTGTTTCGTCTGCGACTTTATCTGCCGCATCGCTCGCTCGATTGCCCTTCCGAGTAATGGGGCGGTCTGCGCGATGTTTCCTCCGAAAGTTGTTACAAACGCCGTGTGAACGACTGCGCCGTTTTCATACGTGATATCTGCATCGCAAATGATGTGGTTCATCCTCAGAACAACTGATTTGCCGGAGAACGCCGTGAGCATTGGCGCAAAAAGAAAGAACGCAATCCCTCTTTCTATGTAGAATTCGCAGATTTTTGAAAGAATTGAAAAAGGCGGGTTGTCTAGCACGACGCAGCCGTCCGGATAGTCAAAACGCTCATAGTCCCCACCCGGATAGAATGGCCGCACAATGCTTGCCGGATCTATCCCGTACTCGCCGCACGCCCAATCTCGGATTGCATCATAGACGAGCGGCGGTGTATAGCAGTCGTCCGTTGTCTTTTTCGGCTTGAATTTCTCTGTAAATGCGTCGTACTCCGGGTTGTCGTCAAATAGGCTTCCCTGTTCAAATTGCATGCTGTATCCCACCTTTGTTTTTTCTGCCCGTTCAAAGCATGGCCGGAGCCTCCGGCCATGCGTTCAGCGTGCAGTTATACCTCCACTGCCTCGTCCAGCCGCACATTGATCTTCTTCCCGCCGGACTCGATCACATATCCTCCGTGTCCGCCGTACCTTGCCTCGAATTTCAGCGCATCATACACCGCGCCCACCTTTGGCTGAAGCTTCTGGACTACCGGTATCCTTGTCGTGATCCGGATGCGCGTCTGCGTCGGGAAATTTTTCTTTTCGAACGGAACGCCCTCGCGATCCTGCGCCGCCTGTTTTGCCGCGCACACCTGGCTGCAATAAAACTTTTTTGCATGATTCATCCTGTGCAGCTCGCGCTGGAATACCTTCCCGCATCGCGCGCACTGCATCGTTACCATCGTTGGCATACTGTCCACTCCTTTTTTACCCGGGCGCGGCCTTTGCAGCTGCCGCGCCCGGAGCCTTAAGCCGGGCCTCCCTCCTGCGCACCTCATGGCACGGTGCGCAGGCATAAGTCCATCAAAAAATCAGTTCTCCCGGCTGTTTGCCGTCTCGATCTCCTTTCGCTCCTGCATAAACCCGTGCAGGAACAGCTCCAATAGATTTGCCGCGCCGTTTACCATCTTGGTAAGATCTTTTTTGCTGATCTGGAGTTTGCCGGTCGTTACGACCTGCAAGTCCGGCCTGCCGATGATCTGTACTGTCGGATTCGGCTCGATCGTCCGTTTTCCATCCTCCTCGATCTTATAGAGAGGCGGTGTCGCCTGCTCCATCACGATCCTCGGTGGATACTCCGTTCCAACGAAATCCACATCCCAATGCTTGCCGTTGTACTCATTTACAAACGAAACCAGCTCTACGGCAAAATATTGCATGATTTCAGCCAACTGTAGTTCCCTCCATTCCTACATGTTTCCGTCGCACGCCGTTTTCATCCTCCGTGAGCGGCAGTGCCTTTCTGCGTGCCCGCTCCTCCGGCTGCCATCCGCAGTGCGTGCAGGCCTCGTCGCCCGCGTACTCCATCATGCAGCATCGCGCCGACTTCGGCAGCGTGCAGCGCTTTTCATCCTCTGCCATCCCTACACCTCCTGTATGTCGACCCCGTATTGGGATCGCATCATTTTTTTGTTGCGCAGGTACTCCTTGGTGCGCGTGGGCTTGGACTTTACATCCTCCACCACTAGTTTCCCGCCGAAGCGGTAAGAAAAGTCCGCCGTGTATCGGATCGCGCGGATGCGCTGGCCGTTCTCTGTGAGATAGCTCTCCTGCAGCGTAAACTGCGGCTGCAATCGCAGATCTGTAATGATCTCCGCGCGGAGCATCACCATCAGCTCGTCGTACCGCCGCGCCTCTTTCTGGCTGTCGAAGCGCACCGCGCCGCGCTCTGCCTTCTGGCTTCCGTATTTCGTTTTCCCTTGGCTCCCCTTCGCAAGGGGAGCTGGCGCCGCAGCGCCTGAGAGGTCGCGCGCCTGCTTCGCGTAAAGCTCCCGCATCCTCGGCGGCATGTCCGCCATCGATTCAAATCTCAGCCCGCTCATTCAGCCTCCCCGTAGCTGCAAAAATCGTCTTTATCCCTCACCGGCGTAAAAGTGTGCTCGTTCGCGTATTGAAAAATCGAATTTGAGCAATTACAATAAACGCCAGTCACTCCATCATTCCTTGCATACAATTCTCCGTGTTTACAGTCCTTGCGCCGCACCACCGGCACAACGTCGGCGGCGGGCACGCGGGCTATATCTGCCCTGATCGAGTCGAGGAGTCTATTTTGTGCTGGGCTTCTGGTTGCGCCCCTTTGCCTCTGTATGGCATACAGCGCATCAGCGCGCCGGATATAATCAGTCATAAGCCATATACTCCCTTACGATTCTGCTTTGCATTTCCGGGCTAAAGACGTAAAGCGGCGTGCATCTACGCAGGATCTCTGCTTTCAAAAGCCGCTCCGCCTGCCTTTTGGTCAACTGCGGCTCTCGCTTCTTCGGCGGCAGCTCGCCTTTTGCCGCCGCAATAGCGGTCGGGTTGTGCTTATGTTGACCCATCGTCCCGCACCTCCACGCCAGCCTCGTCCAGCAGGCCACAAAGATCGGTGTCCACGCTGCTACCAATAAACTCGCCATTTTCGTCGTAGTGGTTGTACTCCGTGGTCGGCCGGGATTCTATCCCTGCAAACTCTTTTAAAAGTCTCAGGTATTCGTCGTTATCGATGAGCTGAGCCTGATAGAGTTGGCTCAACTGCGCTTTGGTTATGCGCTTAGCCATCCTTTTTGTCCTCCATTTCCTGCAAAGCCTTCTCGGCTTCTTCGCGGCTCAAAAATACGGTTTTGCCGATGTCATCACGATATTCCGGCGTAAACCATGTGGTTGCAATTTCCGGCTCCGGGTCATCCGGGTAATCAGCGATTTTGTAGCGGATTCGATAGACTTTTGTACCCAGCTTGCACGGCAGAATCAGGACGCGCCCGTCCTTGTCGGCCTCGGCAAGCTCTACGAGCCTGCTGATTGGCGTATTGTTGAGCGTTTCGAGATCGACCAAATGCTTTGCGGCCAGCGCAAGCTTAACCGTTTCTACTGCTTCCGGTTCAAGCCCTGTGTCCTCGTAGGCCGCAAGTCGATCACACACCGCTGTTTCAAACGGGCAATCCTTGATTTTGCACCCGCTGCCGTAGCACGGGGCTTTAATGCAGCGCGGGTAATAGGCATGACAGGTTTGTTCGTCATTCCATTCAGTCAGTCGTTCCATTCTGTCTACATCCTTTCCTTTTGTTCAGAATCGTAATGTGGAGTTGGCGTCCAAGCCATTTCAACCCATTGTCCGTGAGCGTGTACCATGTGCTGACTCTTCCTATTTCTTTCCGAACAACATCACGTGGCAGTTTGTCTAAAACTCGATTTCCGGAAAGCGTATCTTCGTAGTAGTTACGGAATGGTCGATAAAACGCTTTCCCGTGCCGGTGATACGGACGCTTATAGTCGAGTCCGACCATGTGATTACAGATTTCAAGCAGCCTTTCGTATTCTTCCGCCGTAAAGTCCATCTCGATACCCATATCAAGTCCCATGTCTCCGATTGCTTCCTCGTGTTCATTGTCTCGTTTCTCTATCCAGTTTCTAGGATGCTTGCAGCCGAGCCGACCGTCGCTTGTTTCATATCCGTATTCCCCCTCAGATTCCGGGCAGACATCTTCCTGATCAGAAAGTGGGCAACATTCGCAAATCATTCAGATTGCTCCTTCCTCCGGCGCGCCGCGCCATTCCCACGCATTCTTGTCGAGATGACACTCACGGCATTTGCACGTCTTTGATTTACAGCTGGAGCAGTCGCGCGTATCGCACGCATACTTGCAAGTCTTGCAACTCCGCGCATCCGCGAGGTCTGCTAACGCCGCGTCCCTCTCGGCTTCTGCCTTCGCGTTCTCGGCGGTCAGGCGCTCGATCACGTTAGCAGCCGCAAACTCGATGTATTCCCGCCGATCTTGGATTTCTCCGACCTTGCAGTTTTCGCATTTGTCGTCGTGTCCAAGCCCCTTCGCGTAGCACCGCAGCGCCTGCACGATTTCATTGTCTTTCATATATCCTCCATTCCTTCAAGAACCATTTGTCCCGGCAAAACGCCATCCTCCATCCACCAGTGCATCACATCCTCGCCGGTCTGCCACGCGCACGGAAGTTCTCGCTTGCGCCGTTCCGCAAGCATCCTGTCAAACGCCCGGACATATGCCGCTTTGATCTTCGGATAGCGCGAGAGCTCCGTGTTTCTGTGTTTCCTTGCCATTGGGCACCCGATGCACCCCACGCGCTTCCATCCGCATTCATACAGCGGATTCATGCAGATTCCTTCCTCTTTCGCGTACCCCCAAACGTCAGCGTCCGCCCAGTCAATGATTGGATTTACAATCCGTTTCCCTTTGAGCTGGCAATTCTCCACCATCCTGCGGCTTTCGTCGTTGTCGTTCATAAGCGTCAGTCGCTTAGCTTTATTGCTGTGCAGCACTTCCAAAGCTCCGCGGCTTTCCCGTTTCACCGATTCCGCCCAGCGAACACCAGTCGCAATGAACCGTCCTTTTCCGCCACCCTCTTTTAGTTCCGAGCAACAGTATCTCATCAAACGTGTCGGTGGCATGAGTTTGCGCGGAATCAAATTCCACATGGTTACGTTCCCGCCGTCCGGCGTCCGGTGGGTATCGATGGTGCATTTTACGCCTTCCAGCTCCAAGCGCCGGAAGGCGTCTCGGATGTGCCAGACGGTCTCCGGCGCGTCCGCTGTCGTGAGCGAATGAAGCACCTCATACGGGATACCCGCTTTCCCGGCCAGATGCAGCAGCACGTCCGAGTCCTTGCCTCCGGAATAAGTGATAACAAGCGGCTGCTTGTACAAGCGCAAGCTCATTTCCGAGGCCATCCGCAGCCGTTCAATCGCGGTTTGTTCTAAGTCCATCGGTTCAGCTCCTCCATCAATGCCTTAAAAATCGGGTATGCCTGCTGCGGCACTACAGCGTTTCCGAGGCATTTAAGTCTGTCCACCCTGGCGGGAATCCCATGAGCCACTCTACCCACATCGGGTTCAATTGCCCAGCAACGTCCGTCCGCAAGCTCCTGCAATTGTTCCCACCGTGCGTCCCCTGCGCATCCGCTGCACATGGTGTCGTAAACAGCTTCATTGCCACTCTCTGCGTCAGATTGCATTTGCCCGGATCTTTTTTCCTGCTCGGCGGCACAGATTTCAGCGTGTCTTTGTATTCGTTCGCGCGCGGCGTCGGCCATGGCCTCACCGCTGACGGCAAGTCCAGGCTGCGTCGGCTGCCTGTTTTCTGCTGCGTGCTCCGCATCCGCTCCTTTGCGTAGCCCATCCTCGTCGGCGTCGGCCACATCTGCGATTCCGACGAAGAACACTCTCGATCTTCTGTGCCAAGCTCCAACAGCCGCAGCTTCAAAATTGAACACGACGACGTGATAGCCTGCACGCTCCAGACCCTTAACCACCTGCCCGGCGGCAATGCGGATGATTCCAGGTACATTTTCACCGATAACGCAACGCGGGCGCAGCTCTCGGATAACTCGGAGCATCTCCGGCCAGAGGTATCGATCATCCCCTTTGCCCTTTTGCTTTCCAGCCACGGAGAAGGGCTGGCATGGGAATCCGCCGGAAATAACGTCAACTGTTCGCAGGCCTGTCCGCTCATAAAAACTCTCCTTTGTCAGCGTCCGGACGTCGCGCCAGCGCGTCACGTCCGGCCAGTGCTTTTCCAGCACTTTCGTCGGGTAATCGGCAAATTCGCACTGCCCAACAGTCGTAAATCCTGCCCACTCGGCAGCCATATCAAGCCCGCCGATCCCGGAAAACAGGCTCAGATGCGTCAGCATCGTGCCTCATCCCTCCCCGGCATCAGTTTCGACAGCATGTTCTGGCCAAGATCCGCAACACAGATATCCACGATATGCTCGCATAGCGCTTTCGGAATCACCGATCGCTCCTTGCTCCCCTTCAGCCCCTGCGTGCCGGTCTTTGCTCCGCGCGGCGCGGCGATATGGCACGGGTCGCCGTTGTGGCACATCGGCCTAAATTTGGGAGCTGGATGATTTGTCCATATATCTGTCGGCTTCATTCTGGTGTCGCCATACTGGCAATATGTAACAGTGTAGCGAGGCAGACCCTGCATCCACGTCATTTTCCGCATCCCGCCACGGGGATTTTCTATAAAATAAAATTTCGGGTTTAGCTCTTTGATGAGTGCCAGGACATGCTGATCCACCTTGTCGCAGAACTTTGCGTACTCGCTCACCGCGTCCAAATTCCCCGTTTCCGGATTTTTGCGTCGATGGTGTGAGATTGCAGCGATGGAGAATGTCGTGCAATCCGGGCTTGCCCAGACCACATCCGGATGTCCGAATTTATCCAAGATGTCTTTCGCCGTTACCGTCAGGATGTCAGCGTATAGATCGATGTTTTCAAAGTCTTTGTCCCACTCCACTGAGTACACTTCGTGCCCTCGTGCCTCAAATGCTTTCCCGATGCTTCGCGTCCCCGCAAACAATTCTAGTACTTTCATCTTGCCGCCTCTCTTCCCGCCAGCTTCTCCAGCATGATCTGGCCGAGATCCGCAACGTACACAAGCCGCCCGCGAATGGTCTCCGTTGCCTCTTGCAAATATCGATTTCCCATGATATACTCTCCTTGTAAAGCTTTTGGCGGCCGTCCTATGGCCGCGCCCTCGTCTGGCGGCAACCGGGCGAGGGCATTTTTTATCCGATCAGGAACTCCGGCTTATAGTGGAGCTTCATCGCCTTGGCGTTCTGGTGGTATTCCGGCGCGCTCCACTTATAGCCCCAGTATTTGGCCGCCGTAAAGATCGCGGCCAGCTCGTCTCCCGCGCGTACCGTAATGCTCTGATTGCGGTACGCGACGGCGTAATAAGTTTGCCCGGTATACCCGGCCTGCGCGATCACGCACGGCCTGCGCGGTGCCCGCTCTCCCGAGTAATCGGTGCTATTTTGCCGCATACAAATGCCCCTTCCTTACTTTCCTCCCGGCGTGCGCGATCTCCCGCTGCGCCACGAAATTCAGCTCCTGCGCGTGCTTCTCTGCGAGCTGCTTTTGATAGATGTGCTCCCGGATGGACTGATACAGCATCCACGAGCAGCACATTGCGCTGCATCCCGGCGCACGTCCCGGGCAGTCCCTCCCGCAGGGGGGCGGGATCGGCTTTGTTTTCGGTGCGTACCGCATCATTCGTCCACGGCCTCCTCCCACAAGTGCTGCATCCACGCTGCCAGCGTCAGCAGCCGCTTGCGCGTCTCCAGCACCAACTCGACGATCTCACGATCGATATGCGGCTGACTGCTCAGTATCTCCGCATCCTCCTGATCTTGCTCAGCGGCCCGCGTGACCGCGTCGATCAGGTCCTCCATCTGCTCCGGCGTCAGCTCCACCGCGATCTTTCCCATCATGCATCCTCACAGCTCATACAGCACACTCCCCAGTACAGCGCTGATCGCCGCCGCTCCGCCGAAGGCCAGTGCCGCACCGGCCAGCTCCAAGGCCAGCAGCACCAGCGCCATGCCGGACAAAAACGCCCCTGCCAGCCAGCAGACGGAGAGCGCCGTCCGGCGTACCCGCTCTCTCTTTTCCCGCAGGCCGTCCCTCTCGGCTCTGCGTGCTTCCCATTCGCGCTCTCGCGCTCTCTGGTGATTGGCTCCCGTGATAAACTCTACATCGCTCATATGCTTTCCTCCCTCAGTATGGATAACAGATCGTCTCCCGCACCCTTTCGATCGGCACGGACAGCTTCCGCATCAGCGGCAGCACCTTGTCAAAGTACGCGGTCGGCTGCTCGAAAACGCGGTAGAGCGTCTTTTCGCTGCATCCTGCGTACCGGCTCGCCACCTCGATTGTGACGCCCTGCGCGGCCATTTCCCCCCGGATCATCGCCCGCAGGCGGTAATCCGTCGTCCGCTCGACTCGCATCTTCGGCATATGCTCACGCCTCCCTTAAAACTTCATCTTCTCGAACGCGCGGTTTTTCAGGATATCAAGGATTTCCGACTGCGCATCTTCTCCCGCCGCGTGGAAGCTCTTCACCACGAAGGCGTCCACGCTGTTCATGCCCCACGCGACCACGCTGTTCTTCGGCGGCTCCGCATGCTCCGGCATCCCGATTTCATGCAAAATCTTGATGCAGAGTTCCGCATTGCCGCGCGCCTCCGCGTACTCAGCCGCACCGCTGTCCTCGTCAAAAAGCACCCCAACCTCTTCCAGCAGCGCACGAAGCACCGCCCGTTTCAGTTCTTCCATGTCCTTACGCCTCCTTCCGTTCCGCCTGCATCAGCTTTGCCGCCGTTGCCATACCCTGCATATATGTGATCATGACCTCGATCTGCTGCGGGTTCATGTGCTTCATCTCGTGCAGCACGCCGTCGATCTTCTCCTTCTGTTCCTCGGACATCTCTTCACCTTCTTCCTTGACACTTCCTGTTCCTGCCTGTAAAATTGAGTCACCCGGGCAGCTCGGGGATCCTTCACGGAAAGGGGGTGTTGCCTTATGGAGACCCTGATTTCTTCCATAATGCCTCCCTCGATCTGTGTGCGCCGTAAGTTTCTCACAGTCGCCGCCAAGCCATAGCGCCATGGCGGCCGGGTCGCTCCGTAAGTGAGAGGGCCGGACAAAGCAGCCGTCGCCTCGGCTGGCTGCCGTCGTGGTCGCCCCACGTTAAAAACGCGGAAAACGGCATCCTTTGTCCGGTGCGCACAAACTGGCAGAGGTGGCGCGTTCGCAGGCGAGCGCTCGCGCCATCTCGCCGCCCCCGGGTAACTCAATTTTGCAGGCAAGAAGGAGGTGAGATAAATGGATCAATCTTTTTCCCTCAATGAGCTTGAATTCTTGTACTCCATCACGCATCAGTGCATTTTCCTCAATAACCATCAGCTCGATAACGACACCGCCATTACTTCGGATACCAGAAACAGCATCGTTGACGAGAACAAAGTCGCCATGAAGTGCTTGCGTAAACTCCGATCCGCTATTTCGGATGCTTCCCCGGATACTCTCAAAGTCCTGGATGCCGCGCTTCCGCCTCTCCGTTAAAGTGCAGGGTCACATTTCCCGCGCCGTCCTGCTCCGGCAGTGCGGCGCTTTTTAACGCCTGCCTGTACCTTCTTCGGATTTCCGCTTCCTTCTTCCATTTCGTTCTCCGTTCCAGACTCCGCTTTGCGAAAGCTGCTATTCTTTTTTCAGTTTTCATCGTCTTTTCCTCCATGCCTTTCACCCCCTTCCAATCTACATTTCTTTTCTCGGTTACGTCCTCTGTAACTTCTATTTCATTCCTCGGTTATACGTTAGCATACCTGAGAACCGTTGTCAAGCATTTTTTCATTCCTGAGTTATGTTTCTTCTTGACATTTTATTTCCGGCGTGTTACCTTGTGGATAGAAGGTGGTGAAAAGTGTGAGCACAATCAATGATCGAATCGCTTATTTAATCAAAGATCTCGGCATTACAAAAACAAAATTTGCCGAAACCATCAATTTAAGTCAGCCGTTCGTCTCCGCTATTTGTTCTGGCTCAAAGGTCCCGAGCGACCGCACGATTGCAGACATCTGCCGCGAGTTCAACGTATCTCTTGCATGGCTGGAGACCGGAGAAGGGGAGATGTACGTCCAGCGCAGTGAGAACGAGCGCATGGCCCTGATGTTTGCCGACGTTCTGGCCGAGGCCGACGAATCTGTCCGCAAGCGCTGCATCGCTGCGGCAATGGAAATGCCCCCTGAGTTCTGGGACAACATCTACGAGTACGCGAAAAAAATCACCGGAAGCGAATGACCGCTTCCGGTGATTTCTTATCGAAGGATCTTTTCTGCCAGCCGCAGCAGCAGCCAGACCTGCTCATCAGTCGCCCGCTCAAGGATGTTTTTCAGTCTTTCTCTTGCCTTTTCCATCATTTCCTCCCTTTCTCAACAAAAACGCCGTTCATTTTTCGTTCATATTTCCATCTTGCACCAAATGTAATTTTGGCATAAGCTATAAGTATCACAATAATTTCTCTATATGGGGGTGATTTTCTGAAACGAAGTTTAATTTGTATAATCGTCACATTCCTTGTTTGCCTTGTTATTTCGATCTGTGTAATCAATAGTCAAAACCGACTCGCCGCCGAACGCCTTGACAATGCAAAAATTGAGCAGTACGACCAGGGTTACACGGATGGTTACAACGACGGCCACGAAGACGGTTATTCCGAAGGTTCGTCTTCTGGCTATGATGAAGGCTATGACGATGGAAAAGAGGGGAACTTATCTCCTGCGGACAAGCGCACCGTTTATGTGACACCGTCCGGCAGAAAATATCATCGCAAGAGCTGTAGCAGCATCAAGGGGCATGACACCGAAAAGCTTCAGACATGGGAAGCCAAGGAGCGCGGCTATACCGCTTGCGCTCGATGTAATCCGTAACCGCCTGTCGCCTCCGCCCCGTGACAGCGTGCCGTCGCTGCCTCGGGGCTTCGGCCTGCAAGCGATTGGGAGCCGCCTGTAGCTCAACCATACGCTTTCACCAATGGTTATGTCCAGCCCTTTCCATGGTTTTTCCCGCCCCAATCATGGTTTTTTGGAGTGATTTTCTTGGAAAAAATGTTGTGGCAGCTCTGCCGCGAAGCAAAGGAGGCTTCGCATCTCACAAATCAGGCCATTGCCGACCGCGCCGGTCTCGCCCTGAATACGGTTTCTCAGTACCTGCGCGGCGAGTCGAAAAGCGCCTCTGTCTATACCGTCGGCCCGATCTGCTATGCCCTCGGCATCGACATGAATGCGTACTTCGGTATCTCGCCGCCCGCTCCGGAATCCGTCTCCGAGCTGCTTCGGCTGGAAAACAAAAGCCTCCGCATCCAGCGCGATCAGCTTCGAAAATCCCTGCGTATGCACCGGCTTGTGACGCTTATCCTGCTCAGCATCGTCGCGCTTTGCGCTTTTGCTCTGGTGGTTGATATCCTAAGCCCAACCCTCGGTTGGTTCCGTGCATAAAAAATAGCCGCCCCGGCGCACTGCCGGAGCGGTATTCTGTATCCCTTGGAGGTATCCCCATGAAAGTCCCCGAGCCTCGCAAACTGAAATCCGGCACATGGTTCATCCAGCTCCGCCTTGGCGGCGAGAGCATTCCCGTCTCCGCCCTCACGCGCTCCGACTGCATCAAGCAGGCGCAGCTCATCAAGGCCCAGCACCGCGCCGACGCCCGCGAAGTCAAATACAAGACGGACAAGACCGTCCGCGACCTCATGACTGACTACATTGACAGTATCCGAAAAACGGCCTCGCCGTCCACCGTCCGCGGCTATGTGACGATTCGGGATAACCGTTTTGCGAGCATTGCCGACAAGCCAGCCGACAAAATAAAAAACTGGCAGCGCGTGATCGACACGGAAGCCGATCTCGCGTCTGCCAAGACGTTAAAAAATGCGTGGGGCTTTTTGCGCACGGCCATGCGCAATGCGGGCATGACGCCGCCGGACGTGCGCCTGCCGCAGCTTGTGCCGCCTGATAAACCGTGGCTGGAGCCGGACGAGGTCCTGCGCTTCGTGGAGCTTGTGCGCGGGCAGTCCTTCGAGATCCCGGCGCTGCTGGCGCTGCACGGCCTCCGGCGCTCCGAGATCCTTGCCCTGACTTATGGTAAGATCGACCTGGCTGCAAATACCATCACCGTCCACGGAGCCGCCGTGATGGGGGAGGACAACGTCCTTGTCCATAAGCCGACAAACAAAAACGTCTCCTCGCACCGCATCGTCCCGATCATGATCCCGGCGCTTGCGGATGCGATCCGCAGCGCGCCGCCGCACCAGCCGGACGACCCGATTTACACCAGCAATGCGAATACGCTCTGCGCGCAGATCAATCGCCTCTGCCGCAACAACGGCCTCCCGCAGGTTGGCGTGCATGGCCTTCGCCACAGTTTCGCATCACTGGCGTTCCACCTCGGCCTGACGGAACAGGAGACGATGGAACTCGGCGGCTGGTCTGACTACAATACCATGCGCAAGATTTATACGCACCTCGCCGCTGCCGACCGGCTCAAGAGTCAAAACAAGATGGCCGCTTTTTTTGAAGCTAATGCTAACCAAGATGCTAAGTAAACTGAAAATGATTGAAAATACAGGCGTTTTACGTCATGGCATTCGGGTTCAAGTCCCGCCTCGCGCACCACAAACAAGAAACCCGCAATCCATTGAGATTGCGGGTTTTTCTTTACATACCAACGCTTTCCGGGTTTTTGTGCGTTGTAATATCTGACGCTTTCGCGCATTGTCTGACTCATTCAGGATGCAATTTTCAACACAAAATGCTAACGAAAAATGCTAACGTTTTTGCTTCACAATGCACCTGTAATACGCACAAAGCTTTTCCTCCGGGCCGGGGCCGTCCTTATCCATTAAGAACGCCCGCGCCAGCTCCGCGTAGAACTCCGGCACGTTAACTCCGAACTTCCGCGCCACATCGTAGTAGTCCGAGTACATCATGTTCATGGTCACACCCCACGCCCAGCGGGGGATGTCGTGCGGGATGCCGCTCGCATCCGCGACGGCGGAAGTCTGCTCCATCGTCCAGTGCGGGCCGGTCGAGCCGTCGGCGTTCTGCATGTGCTCCGCCCAGCGCATGGCATCCTCTCGGGAGAATTCCGTCATTTTCGCGGACTCACGAAAATGGTCTCCATCCATTCCGTCAAGCTTATGCAGGCGGCACAGGAGGCCCGCCACGGCGTCAGCCTCTTCGATGTGTCCCAGCGTCAGCGGCTTTTCGGAAAGCTCCTCCAGCCGCGCGTACAGTCCGTTGATGTAGTCTTTCATGCTCACGCCTCCTGGATGTATTTGTATAGGCTGTCAAGGTCGTCCGAAGCAAAAGTCAGCTTTCCGATAAATGGAATCTCTATCGGGAGTTTTCGCCCGTCGAGCCGAGGTCTTGCCTTATTATAGAGCCTGTCAATGTCGATATCCCCGTGCTCATCCATAATCCGCATCGCTTTGAACCACGGGTTATCTCTCAGCACAAGCAGTTGCTCTTTGCTGCCGTCTGCCAGTAAAGACAACCCAACGCCCGCTACAAAGGAGCGCACCTCGTCCATATGTGGGGATGCTACTGTATCAAAAAAACGCAAAATTCCGCGCATAGCCTGATCTATCGTCACCATAAAGTTTTACCTCCTTTAAGGATGGGGCGGCTATTGCCGCCCCTTTGGTTTACTTGTTGCAGCAGCGCTGGATCGGGTTGTAGAGCGTCTGCGCCGTGGTCGCGGTGCCCGTGGTGACGTCGGCGACCTGCTTGGGATAAAAGGTTGCGTTGGCATACGTTACGATGCTGTTGTCACCGCAGCAGCGCCGTTCTGCCTCCATCTCGATCTCGCGGTGCAGCTCGTCCTTTACGGATGCGATGTCCTGGCGGGCCAGCACGAAGCTGTCCTCCGTGCGCTGGTTGTGTACGGCCTGCTTGCACAGCGTGTCGCGGATATCCTTATGTCTGCTTCTG